CCATACTACTACGAAAAGCTTGCTAAGATAGAGGAAGAGAGCCTTAGAAACTGGTTTGACGAAAAATGGGTTAGAATCGATACTCAGGGTAATATAACAGGTGCCTGCGGTACGATGAAGAATAAGCAGAGGCCATCTAGATGTCTTCCGCAGGCCAAAGCACAGTCTTTATCCAAAGCAGAAAGAGCTGCTACAGCACGCAAAAAGAAAGACGGCAAAGGTCAATTTGTACCCAATACTAAAAAAGCTAAAGTTACCTCTGAAGAACTATTCGAAACTATCTTTGCTGTACTAGAATCAGATTATACTCCTACAAATAAGGACCTATGGTCTCAAGCCATAGCAGCAGCAAAAAGAAAATTCACTAAATACCCATCCGCATACGCCAATGCCTGGGCCTCCAAATGGTATAAGGGTAAAGGCGGTGGATGGAGAAAAAAGAAAAAGAAATGATTAAGCTTAAAGATATTCTGATGGAAGAAAAAGCCGACAAAGATTATGATGGCGATGGTAGAATTGAATCTCCTGAAGACGAGTTCATGGGCTCTAGAGATAAAGCTATCAAGAAAGCTATGAAGTCTGAAGGCGAAGCTGATACAGAGATTAAAGTCGGAGACTATCAGACCAAACACTACCATATGTGCCCTGGTGCTAAAACACTCTATCAGGATATCGAAGGCAAAGTTGAGGACATGGATCTTGCCGTTCGTACAGCCAAGCTCCAAGATGCTCTTTTTGCCTTAGAAATGAGAGCATTAGAAAATGGAGCTGTCGAAGCAGACGTAGATGCAGCCGAGCTTATTGCAGATCAGATTATGGTCATGGCTAGAATGCTTGGATTAGAGGAAGAGCATAACTACATTCAAGGACACGTCGATAAAATCAAAGCAGCCGTAAAATGACGAAAGCTGAATTGAGAGAGCTTGTTCTTGAGGTTATGTACGAGGGTGTACATGATCCTGTCAAACCAGGTATTCTGAAAAAAAGACTTGGAAAGCTATCTTGTTCTAAAGTACGCCAGGAAAGATCTAAGCTTAAAGATAAAGGCACACACTACGCAAAAGCACTACAGAGGTATTTGAATTACCATTGCCAATGAACGGTCTTAGTATTCTAAGTAAGGGTTTGGATAGAAACGGGTATTGGAAAAATCCTATCAAGAAACCTAATTCTCTTCTAGACTATAAGGCTGTACTAATGTTTGATCAGAACGGGTACAATCTGACTCCGCTAGAAAAACTATACGCTGAGGTAAACGGAAAACCTCAAATCAGAAGAACTAGCGAAACCGTGCTTCGAACCGATTGGATGGAGACATACCCTATAAGGTCTGGAGCTCATCTAAACCACTGTGATCTTTTCGAAAGAAAAGGATATACAGGAGAGGCTAAAGAAGAGCTTTTGAGTTATGCTGAGAATAATCCTCTCCTGTGGAAGTTAATTAGGCTACGCCCAAAATGGGGAATCGATTTTAGTGTTGATTACGTAGATAGAGAAGGTAGAGTTTTTGAAGTTCTACATTACGAATGGGATCATTTTGACTATGAAGCAGTAATGGAAAAGAAAGAGCTTATTGAGAAATTAGCTCTATCTACCGATTGGAATGACGCTGCTTTGAAAATCTGGAGCAAAAAAGATGAATGGGCTCATTTAGATTTCTTTGCACAAAGCAAATGGAAAACGGATTATTTTAATCTAGAGCCAGAAAAGTTCAAAGACGTTATTTGGAATACGTAAGGTAGATTATGCTCTATTTATTTATAACGTAGCACCTAATTCAATAATGATGACCCTAGAATCTATTATTAAGACCACCGTAAGGGATCTTCCAAAAGTTAAAGCAATGGCAGATAAGGAAGATACTATCAAGGTCGTAGATAAAACGGATACCGATAATATGTCCGAACAGGAAAACCTCGAAGCGTTAGATGACGCTACCCTTAAAGACCTGGGTAAGCAGACCGGTAAAGCCGTAGTAGCTGCCCTACATCAGATGGGGGATGAAATCTCGGACGTTCGGCTGGTGATTCAAGGGAAGTACGATAATTCTTTTGCCGTCAAGGTAACGTACAAGAATAATGAGATTGACGTATTTGATTTTTCTGTCGATAACGGAAAGCTAGTTCATCATGATCATTCAGGTAACTACGAACTTACAAATGTGACCGTAAAACCTTCTGGCGGAGTTATCATCAACGCTGTTGAAGCTGCTAGAAATATGGTTAATAAATTTAAAATGCCTCTCAATGAAGCACCTCCGGGAATGTTCTACATTAGAGTAGATCTAAGAGATGCTAGAAAAGCATTGGAGATTCTAGATGATCTGTACCGTAAGCAATTTCAAACAAGCGGATCTGATTTGTACTATTTTGGAGACGAGCAAACTGCCTTCGATGCCCTACAGGATTTAGAAGCTCAGAATGTAGTTGTATCAGATACAAACGTTGAAGAAAACATGAAGGAAGCTACATCACTCTATACAATTCTCTCTAAAGCACCTACAAAAGCTTTAGAAAAATGGCTTGAAAAAAATGATACAGACGAGCCAAACATTAGCCCTGTCTTTGGAATGCAGCTTCTAGCTGTACGTAAAGAGCTTGCTCGTAGAAAGAAAGAAGGAGTCAAAGAAAACATTTCTGATGAATACGATACCGGAGATCTAGATGTAGGACATCAAGATGATGAGCCGGACATGCTTAAAGGTACGGTATATGAACTTATACATTACGGAGTAAAGCTTTATAAACTACTACACCACTACGATAAGGTACCCGGAGAGGTCGATTTTCCTCACTGGTGGCAAGCTAAAGTAGTCAAAGCACATGACTATATTCAGAAAGCTGCTCACTACCTAGAATACGAAGCACACGAAGAAGAGATTGAAAAAGTCATAGGAGCCTTAGAGGAGTCAACACATTTAGCGGATGGACCTAGATGGGATACAAGCACATTGGAGGATATTAACGTTCTACCTGCTCTTCGATTTGCATCAGACGTTTACAACTACGTTCAGAACGGTAGAAGAATAGATACGCATCCTTACGGAGCATCTGATCAGGACTTAATCGATACATTACAATCGGTTATCAAATCACTTGAGAATGCTGAAAGAACACTTCAGATGCACATTACATTCGAAGACGAAGATCTTGCAGAAGGAGCAGAGAGCAATATAGTAGATGAGTTTCATTCTAAGGAAGACGGTATTATCATCAGAGTAAGAGAATTAGATACTCGAAATTTCAAAATCGTAGTTGGAACAGCTACGAAATATGGCGCCTTCCACACTATTCTCGATGAAATACATATTGCCGGAATCAACTCTGAAAAAAATGTTAAGGTGATGTTTGAATACTTGAAGAAGACTTCAAACAGTATTAAAAAGTAATCTCAAATGAACAAATACGAACTGAGAGAGATCATCGAAGATGTAGTATTCGAAGTACTACGTGAACAGGAAGGTGAAGGAGCTGTCCTAGAAGATGCTACAGATGAAATTCTAGGCAAGTTTCCTACCCTTCATCGTACATTAGTAAGCCTAATGACGGATGATTTTCGTACGTTCGTTCAAGACGTTCAATGGGTTGCCCCCAAGCCGACTACATTCAAAGTACTTCTAAAGAATGGACAGATGTTCCATCTAAAATGGCTCGGTAAAGGGTTTGAAGCACAGATTGCAGGTAAGCGTTACTATATTGCAAAAGTAAACGACTTTCAACAGGCTCTAGATAAGCTTAACGATCTACTCAAATACGGACCTGTCAAAGGACCAGGAGAAGGAGGTGGAGCTGATGAAGGAGACGGTTTCGAAGCAGGCGGAGGCGGAGGAGGTGGAGACTTCCCCGGCGAAGAAGGAGGAGGTGGAGACTTTGGAGGAGGGGAAGAGGGCGGTGAAGAAGCACCCGCAGAAGAACCCGGAGAAGCAGAAGTAGAGTTCGAAGAGCCCGGCGAATCCCCAGAAGAAGAGCTATAATGAATCTCTTAGATAAAATTATATTAGAGTGGGGGTACCGCTGTGAGAAAGGCTATCCTGATTTAAATAATGAGAAGGATTTAGCTGTATTCGAATCTTTGTTTGGAATTTCTTTCGATACCTTGAACGAAACGAATCTCTCCAGATCACAGCTTAAAAAGTATAACGCCAGAGTTTACCTTTTTGTAGATCAGTTTAAAGACCAGGAACCATTTGAACTTAAGAGAGGAGGTACGGTTAAGGCTCATACTCTGTTAGACGGTGGAAGCCAGTTCTCGGTAGATTCTGATAGGGATGAAATATTCAATTCTATCGTAAACGGAACTGGAGCTTTGATTTTGGTTGGAGAAGTCGACGGCAAAGAAGAGAAAGTAAGCACAGCTGATCTTAAAAAAACCGCAGACTACGGCGGCAAAGGAGCAGGATCCGGAACTAAATTAGAAGACGCAGCTCTAGCCGACCTTAGTTTAGAAATACAAAAAGCTAACGAAGGAAATCCTATCGATTTAACAGTAGGTGGGAAGATTTATACCGATATAGTAGGTGCAACTACGGTAAAAGGATTTCCTAAAGCAGATTTTACACTTGACAACTCTAATGGAGAACCTGTAATATTCCTCTCCCACAAAGCAGGTTCTACAGCCAAACACTTTCAGCAATACGGAGGACTTTCTGAATTTGCTGATCATCCAGAAGTTAAAGAATTTGTAGCTTCCGTAAAGGAAGAATTGGAGAATCCGGACCAAATGGTACCCGGGTCTGGTTTTAAAAAAGCAATAGAGTCGAAAGATCTAATTCAAAAAGCAGTATACGGTAAAGAATTTGAACCTGGAAGAAATTTCGGAGTAGATAACGTACAGGCACTAGTTCAGGGACCAGTTGAGATAAAAAAATCGGGGAATACCTACTTCCTAGATAGTAATCACACCGTACTTAACCCGGCTATCCCAGATGCAGGCTATTACCCAACTATGTACGCAACCTACAGAAAAAACAGGAATGGATTTGGAATTTCTGATATAAGGTTTGGAATATACCCTGCAGCTTTTAGACCTGGTGCTCTAGAAATAAGGTAATGAGTCAACAAGACATAAAAAAAGCGATAGCGCAAGAATTTCTTAAATGCGCTAACGATCCAGAGTACTTCATGAAGAAGTACTGTTATATCCAGCATCCTACCCGTGGTCGTATTCTATTCAACCTATACCCATTCCAGGGAAAGGTTCTGCATCTCTTCAAAGACCACCAGTATATAATTACTCTTAAGTCTAGACAGCTTGGTATATCTACTCTAGCAGCTGGGTATTCTCTTTGGTTAATGCTTTTCCACAAGGATAAGAACATTCTTGCTCTTGCTACTACTCAGGCTACAGCCAGAAACTTGGTAACAAAAGTACAATTTATGTATGATAATTTGCCAAAATGGCTTAAATTAAAGCATACAGAATACAACAAACTTAGCCTTAGACTTAAAAATGGATCTCGAATTAAAGCTGTATCTTCTAATTCTGACTCTGCACGATCTGAAGCAGTATCTCTCCTACTTATCGATGAGGCTGCTTTTATCGACAACATTGAAGAAACATTCGTTGCTGCACAACAGACCCTTGCTACAGGAGGTCAATGTCTGGCCCTTTCTACTCCTAATGGCGTAGGAAACTGGTTCCACCATACCTGGGAGAGAGCCGAAGTAAAAGAAAATAGCTTTCTACCCATAAGGCTTCCCTGGAACGTACACCCTGAAAGAGATCAATCCTGGAGAGATCAACAGGACTCGGACTTGGGAATTAGAATGGCTGCCCAGGAATGTGACTGCGACTTTCTATCGTCCGGTGACACTGTGTTCCTACCGGAGGATATGATACATTATGAAAGCACTCTAATTAGGGATCCTATAGAGAGAAGAGGGGTAGATGGTAATTTATGGATTTGGGAACAGGCCGATTATACTAAATCATATATGGTTGTTGCTGACGTAGCGAGAGGAGATTCTACCGACTACTCAGCCTTCCACGTGTTTGATATCGAAGAAGCCACACAGGTAGCAGAATATAAAGGAAAACTATCTCCAAAAGATTTCGGTAATGTTCTGGTGGCTATTGGATCAGAATTTAATGACGCCCTACTAGTAGTTGAAAATGCAAATATTGGGTGGGCTACTATAGAACAGATACTAGAAAGGGAGTATAGAAATCTCTACTACTCTCCAAGATCTGAACATGAAACTGTAGAGTCGTATATGTCCAAGTACGAAAACAATAGACTAGTGCCCGGCTTTACAATGTCTATGAGGACACGTCCTCTTGTTATTGCTAAGATGATGGAGTATATTAGAGAACGTTCCGTCACTATACTCTCCCAGAGGCTTCTCAATGAGATGAGAGTATTCATTTGGAAAAACGGCAAAGCACAAGCACAGACAAACTATAACGATGACCTTGTAATGTCTTTTGCTACCGGACTCTATGTAAGAGATACAGCATTAAGATTACGTCAACAGGGTATGGATTTAGCGAGAGCTCAACTCTCTTCGTTTTCTAGCCTAAATCAAAGAAATCCAACAGTTATGACAAGTGTTGGAAGACAACAAAATAATCCGTATATTGTAGAAACCGCCCATGGTACAGAAGATATCGGGTGGATACTTAAGTAGGACTATTTATATATAAAATTACCCATTAATGGCGGATCGATCACTATTCTCTAGGCTACAACGTCTCTTTTCGACCGATGTCGTTATCCGTAACGTAGGCGGTAACGAACTGAAAGTAGCAGATGTAAACCAGATTCAGACTACAGGCAAGTATCAGACCAATGCTCTGATCGACCGCTTTTCTCGCCTGTACATCTACAATAACAAGAACATCTTCAATCCTAACCTGAATTATCAGACCCTTAGGATTCAGCTCTACTCGGACTATGAAGCAATGGACACCGATCCGATTATTGCATCGGCTCTTGATATTATTGCAGACGAGGCTACTCTAAAAAATGATCAGAGAGAAGTTCTTTCTATCAAGTCTTCGGACGAAAACATTCAGAGAGTACTCTATAATCTTTTTTACGATGTTCTTAACATCGAGTTCAACCTCTGGTCTTGGACTCGCAACATGTGCAAGTACGGGGACTTTTTTCTCAAGCTAGAAATCTCTGAAAAATTTGGAGTATACAACGTTCTACCCTACACTGTCTACCACATGGTTAGACGAGAAGGTGAGGATCCAGGCGCACCTCAAAAAGTAACCTTTACGATCGACCCTGATGGTCTAGCATCACAGAACGATCCGAACTATATACCGAAATCCGACCAGAGAGTCATTCATCTCGATAACTACGAGGTAGCTCACTTCCGTCTTATCTCCGATACAAACTACCTACCGTATGGTCGTTCTTATCTAGAGCCTGCTAGAAAAGTATTCAAGCAGATGACTCTGATGGAAGATGCAATGTTGATTCATCGCATCATGAGATCGCCTGAAAAGCGTATGTTCTACATCAACGTAGGAAACATTCCTCCTGCAGAGGTTGAGCAGTTCATGCAGAAAACGATCAACACGATGAAGAAAACACCGTACGTTGATCAGCAAACCGGCCAGTACAATCTACGCTTTAACCTCCAAAACATGTTGGAGGATTTCTATATTCCCGTCCGCGGTAATGACACAACAACTCGTATAGATACTACCAAGGGACTGGACTACGATGGCATACAGGACGTAGAGTACCTTCGTGATAAGATGTTTGCTGCTCTTAAGATTCCTAAAGCATATTTTGGATATGAAGGAGATCTACAAGGTAAAGCAACCCTTGCAGCAGAAGACATTCGCTTTGCAAGAACGGTAGAGCGCATTCAGAAAATTATGGAGAGTGAGCTAACTAAGATTGCATTAGTTCACCTCTATTCTCAAGGATTTACAGGTGAATCCCTTACTAACTTTGAGATTCATCTAACCGGTCCTTCTATCATTTTTGAGCAGGAAAAAGTTGCTCTCATGAAGGAGAAGATTGATTTAGCATCTCAGATGATAGATTCTAAACTATTCTCTACCGATTATATCTACGACAATCTATTTGATATGTCAGAAGATACTTACAATGAAATGAGAGACCTAGTAAGAGAGGATCATAAGAGAATTTTCCGACTTCTACAGATAGAGAATGAAGGAAACGATCCTGCAGAAAGTGGACGCTCATACGGAACCCCACATGATCTGGCCTCTATGTATGGACGTAGAACAGACCCAGGTACTCGACTTCCTCTAGGATATGATGAAAAGGATCCCGGTGGACGTCCTAGAGAGAAAATGTCCATTTACGGAACACAGGATGATCCTTTAGGAGGAAGAGACAGATTAGGTAGACATGATATGCAAGGAGGATACCCAAGCGATAATGAAAATGTTAATGAAGCTACTAGAGCAGCAATAGTTTATCTTCAAAATAAGGATATCTTTGAAAGCAAGAAGTTGATTTTTGAAGCTGATAGAACTAAAGCTGAGGATGGACTCCTCGATGAATCTAATATTAAGGATTTAGAGGACTAGTACATATTTATTAGAGTAACACTATATTATGAAAATTAAACATTCAAAGTATCGCAATACAGGTCTAATCTTCGAATTGCTTGTTAAGCAAATCGCGGCCGATACTCTATCTAAGAAAGATTCCTCGGCTGTTAAGATCCTGAAAAAGTATTACTCTGGTAATTCATTTCTTGCCAAAGAGTATAAGCTCTATGAGTTTATAACCAAGAATACAGAGATTAAACAGAACAAAGCTGAGTCTATTGTTTCTACTATTCTAGAGGTTTCTAGAAAACTTGATAGAGCATCTCTGAAGAATCAGAAGTATGAGCTCATTAAGGACCTAAAAGAGAGCTACAACCTAGACGATTTCTTTTCTATCAAAGTAAGAGACTATAAAGCCTTAGCTGCTCTATACTGCCTAATGGAGGCACATAACTGCGACAGTTTGGTTGATCCGGACATTCTTGTTGAAAATAAGGTAACAGTTATGGAGCACCTAACCTCTAAGAACATCTCAGAAGATGATGCTAAGGATGCTTTGGTAGAGGAATTTTCGAAGTTTGATAAAGATTTACGACTTCTCACCTACAAGGTCCTTCTAGAAAAATTCAACAACAAGTACGCAGATCTTCTTCCGGAGCAGAAAAGAATTTTAAGAGAGTTCATTACATCCGTATCTTCCCAGACTAAACTTCGGAAGTTTATCAACGAAGAGCTTGAGAATATTAGAACAATAGTTGAGAATAGAAAAGAACTTGTAACAGACGATATTATTAGAATCAAACTAGAGGAGATTAGCAAGCTTATCAAGCCCCTTGATTCTAAAGATAAGATCACAGACGGCACACTTGTTGCATTGATGCAGTATTACGATCTTATCAACGAACTTAAGAGTTTATGAAAAAGAGTCAACTAGTAGCTATTGTAAAGGAAGTTCTAGAAGAGCTTTCATCGACAGGTACTGGTGCGACTTTTACACCGGGTACCGGTGCCCAATATGCAACGCCGTTTGCATT